ATCAATTTCTGTTGGATCTTTTCGTTTTGCTTTTTTTCTTTTATTGATCATGTCAGTAAGCTCTTTGAGTAATCTCTCGCAGTACCAATGGGCCTTGCCAATGTCATCTCTAGTACCTTCAAGAGTTTGTACTTTCTTACCAGCTCTGAAATTGTATTTAGCTATATTAAACTTACAGGCCCCAATGATCTCTGCCTCTGATAGTTGTGAGAATGTAGCATCGCAAGTTTCTATTTTGTTATCTTTGTAATGATCCGGATTTATTTTATCGTTCACTCTTACCTCTTTTCTTGATTTGATATTGTGGTTTTGAATTTAAGACTAATTCTGTAGCATCAGTTATTAATTTAGCCATTGATACCCTATTCTTTTTAGCCTCTTTTTTGAGTTTATCCTTCAATTTAGTCGAAATCTTTAGATAAATGGGGGTTAATTGTGGTTGCATTTATTATTCCTTTTTTTAATTAATACCCTTGAAGAAATATATTTAATATATATATTAATATACATGAACAATATAAGACCATTTAACAAGGGAGGAAACATGGCATTTAAAAAAGACAAATATGGCTGGGTTAAATTAAACTCTGGTCTTGGTACACATTGGTATCACAATTCTCAATACCCAAACTTTTTGTGTTACAGATTAAATGTACCTGGAGTTTTATATCCTTGGGGTATCAGATCTGGCAAAATGGATAACCAAGGTTTTGAGTTTGATAACAAATATGATTGTGAAGGTTTTGCTTGTGCTGGTAAAGCCGGTGCAACTGACCATGCAAAAAAATATCAAGTTAAATATAAGGAGGCTGCGTAATGAAGAAAAAAAAGTACCACACATATAAATCTTTTATGGGAGCAAAAGATTTCAAACATAATAAATTAACTATTTGGTTTGATAAAAAAGTTGAAAAGAAACTTTTAAATAAACTGCATAAGTTAGCTAATGATTTTATTGATGAGAAAAAAATAAGATCTGGAAAAAAATCACCAATCATTGTCAGTACATTATGGCAAGATCCTGGTTACAAATATAGATTGGCTGGGCCATTCAATACACCACAAGATCATAATTTAATTGTTGGTGTAGCCAAAAGAAAAGATGAATGGTTAGCTTGGAAAAGATCTATGATTAAAAAACCAAACATAGATTTAGTAAATTATATCATTAATGAAAGTGATGATATGCAATCATCAGAATACCAAACTGATGAAGTTAAATGGTGTAAAAAAGAATTGCTACACAGAAATCACATATACAAAGGAGCAGCATAATGAAAAAGTATGTAGGTTACACTAGAGTTAGTACAGATAAGCAAGGTAAAGAAGGTTATGGAGCTAGTGATCAATTACAAACTATTAATGAGTTTGTTAAGAATGATGAGCTGCTGCAAGTATTCCAGGAAGAAGAAAGTGGATCTAAAAATGATAGACCACAATTAACACAGGCCCTGGAGTTATGTAAAAAAGAAAAAGCAACTTTAGTTATTGCTAGACTTGATAGACTATCTCGTAACCTGGCATTCACAGCATCACTTATGGAAAGTAAGATTGAGTTTGTTTGTTGTGATATGCCATCAGTAAATAAATTTACGATACAAGTTTTGGCTGCTGTAGCTGAACAGTATTTAGATACTTTAAGAAAGAATACTAAATCTGCTTTGGCCCAGGCAAAAAAAAGAGGAGTTGTTTTAGGTAATACTAAAAACTTAAAACAAGCTGCACAAAAGGGTAATGCTAAAAAGAAATTGTTAGCAGATCAGAAAGCACAATCAGTTGCTAACATTATTTCAGAACTTAAAAAGTATGGAGTAAGCACATTGTCTGAAATAGCTAAAGCTCTTAATGCAAGAGGAATTCCTACAGTTAGAAATGGTGAGTGGTATCCATCTACTGTAAAGAATTACATGGATAGATGTTCTGTTAATGTTCGTCTTTAATATAAACAAATTGTGTCTAAAAGATAAACTATATGAGATCATTTAGACACCTTAACAAAGGAGTAATGATGATTAACTTTTTTAGAAAGTTTAAAGAGCAAATTGTATTTGCCATTGAGTGCATAACATTTTTGATGATGTTAGCTGCAATGTATTTTTTAACAATAGTATTATGTGCGTTGTCAGATAAGTGTGCTGCGTACTATGGAATGATGGGAGGTCTGTAATGAAACTTACTGATTATGCCAGAAGGGAAATAGGATCTAGCTCTATTCCAAGTTTAGTTTTAACCGATGAAGGTTACATAGGTTTCAATTCACCGAATGATGAATTGGAAAAGGCAATCAATGCCTTACAAGGAAAGGAAGTTATAAATGACATAGCTAACAATCCTAAAGTTAAAGCTGGTACTGTATTGGAACCAGCAATACTCAAACTATTTCACAATGAGATATTAAAGATATGTGCTGAACAGAAAGCTCCCTCTATAAAGGTTGATGTTCCAGATAAAGCATTCTTCTTTGATGTTGATGGTGGAAAAATTGGTAGCTCCCTTGATGCTCGTATGGAGCTGGAAAGTAAATTAACCTTAATCGATCATTCTAATTCCTCCCACGAATTAAATGGTATGGGTGTGATTGAGACTAAAAACTATTCCGGAGCTGCCATTGATCCTGTATCAGAGATCTATAAACTCCAGGTACAGGCCCAGCTCTTAACTACCGGTTATAACTATGCCATCTTGGTTAGGCTAGTTAAGGGTTGGGAGTTACAATGGTTTGTTTATAAACCTAATAAAGAAATCCAGGCAAAGTTAATTGATGCTGCTGTGGAATTTTGGCATAGAGTTGATGGTGTACTTGAAGGTGATAAGTTACATTATGCTGCTGCTAATTCTAAAGAGGCATCCAGGATCTACAAAGGTAATAGATCTAAAGATGTTGTTGATCTAAATACCAACAATGAAATGCCACAGCTTATTGATGATTATATAGCTGCTGGTAAAGCAATCAAAGCATCAAAAGAAATCCAGGACAAGGTATCAACTAGATTAAAAGAAATACTAGGTGAGAATGAGAAGGCCGAGTGTCATGGGTTTGTAATTAATCATACAACATATGAGAAGGCGAAAACTAAAATGGTTAAGGTAGAAGGTGCAGCTCCTACAGTAACTCGTAGGTTTTCAATTAAGGAAATTAATGGATGATCCAAAAAAATACTATCAAATCAATAGTTATTTATTGGCTAGAAAAGAGAGTGCCAGGCTTGTTAGAAATAAAATTTATGAAAAGACAGGCCTGGAGCTTGAGGTTACATTCATTGAAGAGCTTATCGAGTATGTTGCAATGGCAGCTATCGAGGGCCTTAAAATACAAAACCAAATATTTACAATTCATATAGATAAAGGAGTACCAAATGAACCAGAAGGAAACGATGACGATGACGAAACACAACACTAAAAATATAGTTGAGGCTTTAAGTAAGTTTCAAGAAGAGGCTAATGTAGCAAAGAAGGAAAGTAAAAATCCTTTCTTTAAATCTACTTATGCTGCATTAGAAGATGTAATAGCAGCTGCTAATCAAGGGGCCAAGTATGGATTAGCATTCACACAAACTATTGATTACGATAAAAAGATAATCGATGGAGTAGTTGATACCACAATGTATGTAACTACAATCTTAATGCATAAGGATAGTGATACAGAAATTACATCCAGGTATTTAATTGTACCAAAAAATAATAAGTATGATGACAGCCAGGCCCTGGGATCTGCAATTACTTATGCTAAAAGATATTCTTTACAGGCTATCTATGGATTACCTAGTGAGGATGATGATGCTAACTCTTCAACACACAATCCAAAAGTAACCGAACCATCTAAAGAAGATATGAGATGGATTACTTTTTCTGAAGAGCAAAGAGCAGAGATGTTAGGCATAGTACAAAATGCAGCAGAAGATATGGAAAAGAGATTAGATCTTCTTGAGCAATTTGAAAATGATAACAAAGACAAATGGGATCTATGTAAGAAAGCTCATCCAACAGCTGGTGATCAGATTACAGTTAAGTGTTCTTATTTAAAATCACAATTAAAAAAACAAATTAAGAAGAAAGATGAGGTGAACAATGCCAAACCTAATGATAACTAAAAAACAATTAAAGGTTTTTGATTTCATAAAGAACTACCAAACAAAAGAAAGAGTACCTCCTACTGTGCGTGAGATTGCAAAGCATATGGGATGTGTTCATTCTAATGTACATCGAATGCTGCGTTTACTTGAGAGAGATAATCTTATCAAAGTACATCCAGCTAAACCAAGAGGCATTGAATTGTTATGAAAATTTTTAAGAGTAGATTTAGTAAAGAGTTTATCAAAGGTTTAATAGAGGCATTTGATGGTACTGATGATGTGGTAGTGATCACAATACCTGGATCTTCTGAACCTTACATAGATCCTTATCAAAAGTTTTACTCTGCTAATGATCCAGAACTTTCAAAGCTAGAACATAATCCAATGTTCCCATCTAATGTTGAGATCAAACCTTACGAAGAATTTTGGTTTGAAAAAAATAGAGATCGCATTGAGCATATGTTTTTAAAAAATCCAAAGGAGGATCCAAGTGGTAACTGATCAGACAAA